GCGCAAGATATACGAAGCAGCAGTCAACTCATTGGATGGAGAACCGCTTGAGCTACGGGATTCGGTTTCCGTTGCTTTTGTGAAGGTAGAGATGGTAGCGCTGGACAAAGCTCCGCGCTGCATCCAACCGCGCAATCCGCGATACAACGTATGTTTAGGGCAATACATAAAGCCTATCGAGCACAATGTATATCGTGCCATTGATAGAATATGTGGATCAACCACAGTGATGAAAGGTTACAACGTCCATGAATCTGGCGAGATTATTGCCGATAAGTGGTATTCGTTGGTGGACCCTGTAGCAGTTGGGTTGGACGCAACCAAGTTTGACATGCACGTTAGTGAACATGTCCTTGGCTGGGAACACTCAATCTACATGAATATTTTCAACTCTCCCACTGAGCTGCGACAGCTCTTAGACCGACAGATGAACAATGTTGGATGTGGGTATTCTGATGATGGTAAATTGAAGTACAAGGTGCGTGGTAGACGGTTTAGCGGTGATATGAACACTGCTCTGGGCAATGTCTTGATTATGTGTGGTTTAGTTTACACATACATGACAGGGAAAGGCATCACGGTCAACTTCATTAATAACGGAGATGATGTAGTGGTTTTTATGGAGAAGCGAGACCTCAAGAAGTTCAGTAATGGACTTGAGCAGTGGTTTTTGAACATGGGATTTCGGCTAACTGTCGAACAACCTGTTTATGAGCTAGCCGCTATTGAGTTTTGTCAAATGCACCCAATAAGAACCGCTGATGGTGTGATAATGGTTCGGAACATCCCAACAGCTCTAGTGAAGGAAAGCAAAAGTACCGTGCGATTAGATTCGCCAGATATACTATGCAAGTACCTCGGTGCTGTTGGAGAATGTGGCTTGGCGGTAGCTGGAGGGATACCGGTCTTACAAGAACTATATCAATGTTTCCTGCGTAACGGAACCGTCGGTTCTAAAATCATGTCGTCAGTGCAAATGCAGGCTGGAATGCGTTACCTTGAAAAAGGTATGAAGCGCGCGTACAGCAAAATTGCTGATTGCAGCCGATATGATTGTTACGTAGCCTGGGGGATAACACCCGATGAGCAAGTGGCTCTGGAGGAGCACTATTCAACGCTAAGCATAACGTATTCCGGGGAGGTGGTGCCAGACCCAGAATGCTTTATATTCACATTCTAGTGGAAAACTTTTCCCTCCGCTGATAAGATTAACCAACTTATATGCAGTATCATGGCAATGACGATTCGACAACCAATAAGACAGCTAGGGAACGCCCTAGCGTATCTAGCAGCAAACCCGAGCATCGCAGAGAACGCCCTAACCATCGGGAAAGGAGCGTTGCGTCGCCTTGCAAATGGTGCCAATCAGCCACAAGTGAACCAACTGACGATCCCAGTAAGCGCCAGGCGAGGAAGCGGCGCTTTGCACATCGGAAAGCAAAGAAAGAACTCTCGGCGAAGGTCGAGATCGAGACAGA